TGCCGGCAACTCGGGATTCCCGGTCCCATCCCTAGAGATTTTGACCCCCCTACCCCGGAGGGAGGAGCCGGAGGCTACCAGACCCTGGAGAGGAGGCCCAGGCCGGCCGGAGGCTCGCGATTTCCTCGTGATTGATTGCAACCGAGGTGAGCTGGTGCGTAGTTGCTGGGATCTTCGCGAAGCTCTGGGTATTTCTTCCATGACTTCTTGTGGTCCGCGCTGAATGATTGCCCGTCGTCCTTGCCTGCTTCGTAGTCGATAGGTTCTCCGCAGAGCCAGCAGTCCCGGATGCGTTGGGCCCGGAGGTTGGCAATGATCCGCTTCTGCGCTGCAGTGTTGCGCGTCTCGACGTACTGCCCCACCAGGTAACACCCCGCCCCGTATGCAGTAGGGCCCCCCCTTGTTTGGCAGGTACCCCCGGACATGAGGAAAGCCCCCCCGGTATGTTGACCACCGGGGGAGCTTCCGTTGCTTTCTCACTGTTGCGACAGGAGTAGCGCTGTTGCTAAGTGTTGCAGGCTGCAGCCCGTCCAGTCAAACAGGACGCGCCGCCACCTTCTCTGGACGCTCGCCCCGCGCGAACGCCGCCGCCACGGAGTAGACCTGCCCCAGGTCCCACAGCGCCGGCCGGCCGGACCCCGGCAACGTACCCGCCCGCACCAGGTACCCGCGGAACGCCCACGACCTAACCGTCGCAGGTGACACACTCACCGCTACCGCTGCCGCTTGCGTATCAACCAACACCGCCGGCACCTCAACCGTGGACCCCTCGACCGTCACGCCTTCACCTCCTTGGAGTTGCCACCATGCAGCGCTTCCGCACCCTCGTGCAGGTAGTCCATGACGTCCTTGAGTTTTTCCCACGGGCCCTCCGCGATCTCCTCGTGCGTCACGCCGTCCTCTGACAGCTTGCAGAGCATCCCCTTGGACGGCCGCTCCGGATGCCGGACCAGTGCGAACAGTGCCACCGTCTCAGCCACGACCGCCGCCCTTCGAGGGCCCGGCCAGCGCATAGTCCGCCTGCCGGCTCGCCGCGGTCCGCGCCCGATCGAACCGGATGCCCAGGCACGTGAACCACCCGAACCCGGCATGAACCCAAGCCCCGCCCTCGACCAGCACGACCTCGCCCCGGCACGTCTTGCACTTCCCCTTGAGCCTGCCGCTCATCTGCACTCCTCCCCGCACCTCACGCACGACCACTTCCACCGGACATTGAACGTCGAGTGCCCCAGCCACAGGGCCCACTTGTGCCAGCCCAGCCGGCACAGTGCCCGGCCGATCACCGGACCACCTCGACGCCGCAGCCCGGACGGCAGCACGACTTGTGCACCCTCAACCGCCAACCCTCGAACCACACCGTGGTGCCCCATCCGTGCCAGCCGCGCCGGCAGAGCCAGGCCCTCACCGGACCAGCCCCAGTTGCACCCGCCAGCCCTCCGGCCGCGCCACGGCCCGTCCGTCCGAATACCCGTTCGAGTACCCGTCAGCGAACTCGAGCGCCCGGACCGCGACCGTAAGCCGCTCGATCTCGTCCCGCAGGACTTGTGCGTGCCATTGTTCCGGCCCTTGTTTCATGTCTCCTCCTCATAGGTTGCAGCGAGCCAGACCGCTATCTCCGGATGCGCCGAGCCCACCTTGAGCCCGGCCCGGAAAGCAGCGGAGACGCTCGCCTCGTGCTCTTTCATTTCACGCGCCCGGATCAGCAGCGCCAGGAACGACGCCGGCCGGTCCCCCATGGACCGCCAGAACCGGATGAACCCGAGCATCACGACGGCCCGCCGAATACCCGGTACCCGCGCAGGTACAACTCGAGGGCCCGCCCCTGCTCCACAGTGAGGAGCGCCCCGTCCGTCCGGAGCACCACGATCCCTCGAGGATCATCAACGGAGTCCACCACGACGACCTCGACGCCGAACCGCTTGTCCATGAACCGGCAGACCGCCGCGCCCATAGCCGCCTTCTTACGCTCGCGCTTGCCCATCACACGCCCCCGAACCAGGAGCCCGGCTGCATGACCGGAACGACGCCGCCGAAGTAGCCGACGCCCGGCCGCGACGTATGCCGCTCGAACTCGCTGCCCGCGAACTTGTACCCGCCGACCGGTGGAGCCTCGACCTCGCGAAGCTTGTCCATGTTCGCCAGGACCGCGACGCCGTAAGCCTCGAGCCGGACCCATGTTGTGCCGTCCGGATCAATCACGACGTCGGCCGGCCCGTACTCGCTCATAGCAGCCCCATCCGTTGACGTACCAGCCGGATCGCGCCGTCCTCGCTGCCGGCAAGCCGCACCGTCGTTTTCGTGACAGACCGGCTGAACGTCGCCTGCAGGTCCCGGCCCATAGGCTCAACCTCGCGCCGCCGAGTCGCCCGCCGGACAGTCCGCAGACTGTCACCGGATGCCACCAGCAGGCCCCACCCCGCCGGCAGCTCGCCGTCCCGGACAATGCCGGAGTCGCCAACCACCAGCCACCAGTAGTCGCAGTACCTCGCGAAAGCCTCAGCCTTCTCCGGATCTCTCAGCTCAGTCAGCCAGTCAGACCGCGACACCTTGACCTCGTGCCCATGCAGCAAGGGCCCCTTCCGATCAGGACCAACCCCGCCCGGCCAGAGATCCAGCGCCATGTAGTCGCAGACCCGGCGAGCGTCGAAGCCCGCAGTAACCCGCACGTGCTCAGCCCTCGAGTACCGGAACCCGTTACCGTTGAACGTCGAATACCTACGGTTGAGCCGGTCCAACATCGAACGCTCCGTCTCCGCTGCCGTCACGGCTGCCACCCCCTCGAGCCGAACAAGGGCCCCTTCTTGAGCTCCTCCTCAATGGCCCGTTTGTTGGCTTCGAGCACGGCCGGATCATACGGAGCCGGCTGGACAATCCGGCCACCCGGCGGAACCTCGCCCCGGAACCTAACCTCGTTCAGGTTGAACTCCGGACCGATGGACACCCCGCCCAGGAGCCCCCGCCGGAGATCCTCGACCGCGGCCGGATCAAGGACCTCACCATGCAGGCTCGAGCCGTCGAGTATCGCGGACCCCACGACCTTTCCGCCCATGACCAGCCGCACCTCATCCCGCGGCACCTCGAGATCCGGAACCACCGGCAAGGGGAAGTCCAGGTTTTCCAGCGGCTTGATAGGCACGAACCCCGCGACAATGGGATCTAGCACCTCGAGGAACCGCCGGCCGAGCCCATGAAGCCCCCGGTGGATCTCCCGAGCAACCGCCGGCCCAGGCAATTCGGGCCCCTGCCACTCACACTCAACGCACGACTTCATGCCCACGACCACACCGCCTCACGCCCGGAACAGTCGCAGACTTCCGCCCGCCAGTACACGCCGACCAGGGACCAGCGGACCGCGCCGCAGAGCGTCCCCGCCGACGTCGAGAAATGGGAGTGTTTACATACCCGGCACACGACCGCCGCCCGCTCACCGGACGACCCGATATGTCAGGACCGCCCACAGCCGGACCCACCCCCAGGTCCGCGCCGCGCCATTCTGGAACAGCGACCCGAGATCCCGGTCCAGTCCCCGCGCCCTATGCTTACCCATCACGCCACCTCCTCGACCGGCTCAGCCATAGTGCCGAGCTCCTCACCGCCGAACCAGCAACGCTGCCGGCCCGCCACTCCCGCGTCCGTCAGGTGGACCCAGGGCAGGGCCCCCCGCAGCGGTCCGCGCTCAACCCGTCGCCCGCAGTGCCGACACCTCATGCCAGCCCCCTCTTGACCAGAGCCTCGAGATCCGCGAGCGCCGCCGACGCCGACAGGTACTCACCCGCCCGCATATGCCGGCCGACCACCTCGACCGCCTCGAGCAGCTCGCGCATATCCGCGCCGTACTTGGAGCAGTCGCCGCAGAGATCCAGGCCCGGCCGGATCTCCCAACCCTGCCCCGCAGCCCAGGCCCGCACGTACCCCAGCCGAGTCTCCGAGCTATCCGACGCCCGGACCTTGAAGTCGCCCGTCGCCGTCGCCCCGCATTTGTCGCAGTAGACCCCGAGATAGACGATCTCGTCCGGCTCGTTGGTTGTTGTTGTCATGGTGTTCTCCTTGCTGGTTTTTCACGCTGGACACGACCGCGGAACTTGTCTCCCCAATCGCGTATTTCTTTTTGAGCTGCCCGCTCGAGCGCGATAGCCGGATGAGGCTCCGGCCGGCCCCGCTCGTCCGCGATAATCGCGCCCTCCGCCGCGATCCGCTCGCGAAGGTCCCGCTGCAGAGCGACCTGAGCGCAGTACGCCTCGAGGTCCGGCCCGACAATCCGCGCCGCTTCATGGTGTTGTTCGATCACCTCGCGCCACACGGCCGCGGCCGCTTCGTCTAGTCGAGCCGGAGGAGGGAACTCGCGCGGCTCCTCCTTCGGCTCCTTCGCGACGGCAGACGCCCCGCGCCTAGCCCGGCCCGCCGTCGTTGTCCTCTTTGTTGCCTCAGCCATTGCCCAATTTCACCTGTCCCATGGAGACGCCGGAGCGGTCCGCCATCTTGACTTTTGAACCGGACGGATCAAGCCGGCCCAGCGCCGGAGCGCCCGTGTCCGGATTCCAGCCCGGCTTCACATCGTGATAAACGGCCTCGACCAGCTCGAGATACCAGGCAGCCCGCGCCGGATCATCCGAGAAGTTGAAGATTTCCAGCCGCTTGTTTTCGTTCAGGTTGGCTGTGCTCGAAATGCTGATTTTGTGCTCGTCGTTGGTAATCGTCACGAACTTCGCGTGCGTCCGAGTTGTCCGGATGCAGTCCTCGCCGAACATATCCATCAGCAGCGAGGAGTAGCCCCGGCTGCCGCCGTTGTTCCGGAACGAGACGTCCAGGATGAACCGGATGGACTTGATCAGCCCGGTATTCAGAAACCGGTTCGCGACCTCGACGTCGTACAGGCCCGCAGACCAGGTGGAGATAGCGACGTCCGCCGGCCCGGTCCGCTCGAGGAGCACAAGGATCGCGTCCAGCAGCGAGAACGCGCCGTTCGTGCTGACCTCGTAATCCATGCCCGGCTCGAATTGATCCAACGCGATCCGCGCCGAGTTAGTCCGGAGGACCCGGTGCCGCCGGACCGGCCGCTTCCTTGCCAGGACCCGGATGCCGGCAGCGGCAGGATCGACGCCCTCCGCCACGTTCAGCGGCACGTCCTCGCCGGTCCGGAATAGCTGCAGCTGGTTTTCGATTGCCTCAGTCATGGTGGTTTTGCTCCTCAATTTTTCCTTGCTGACACTCTCAATTATAGCCGAATGTCTACGAAAAGTAGACGGTCCGGACCAAGAAAAAGGCCCGGACCGTCCGAGGCTCAATTCCAGCGCCTCACGTCTTTTGGATAGTGCCGGCACCACTCCGCGTGGTCCGTCCGGTACAACACCAGCTCCTCGCAGTGCTGGCACCGGTAATCCTCGGGCCCGCCGCTCACCGCGCCGACTCCTCGCCGAGCAGCCGCCCCATGTAGGCAACCTGGCCGGCCTCAGTAAGCCAGGCCCGGACCGGCCGAATCGTCATTTCGAGCTCGACGGCCAGCTTCGTTTCGATCCGCGCCCCGCGACTGTCCGCGAAGCCCGGCAGGACCGCCACAGCGTCCGCCCGGATCAGTTGACCGATCGACGCCCGCATGTACCCCACCCAGTCCGGATTGTCCGGCTTGTTCTCCGCAGGGTTGAGGACCTCGAACCCCGCCGCCCGCAGCTTGCCCGCCGCGACGTTGAACGCAGGATAGTTGAACTCCGGCAGCCCCGTCATAGGCCCGGCCAGGTACAGGACCCGCGGCAGCGCCGGCACAGGCCCGGCTGGGTACAGGTCCCGCGGCAGCCCCTCAGTCATGGATCTCACCGCACCCGCACTTGTCGCCGTACTCCATTTCGAGGGTATCCGCGAGCTGCCGGAGCGCCGACACCAGCAGCCACGGAGGCACCGCCGTCGCCGCCCGGACCGACGCCTCGAGCCCGATACCGAGGTCCCCGACCATTTCCGGCTTCTTGAAGATCACCAGCGCCGTTGTATCCTCCGGCACCTCGAACGCTGCCTTCTTCTCCTCGCTCATGCTTCCACCGCCCGCAGGTTGAGGACGACGCCGGCCGCGATCGCGAGCGCCAGGAGCGCCCGCCCGTCGAACCGGCCCGACGCCGGCCACAGGATCAGCGAGACGGCCAGGCAGATCAGGAGCGCCACCGCGCCCAGGAACAGGACCCGCACCATTTAGAACCACCGCCCCATGAGAGCCGACCAGATGCCGCCCTCCGGACGGACGGCCCGCCGCGCGATCCGGTCCTTCTTGATCTCCGCCTTCTCGACGGCGAGCGCGTCCCGCTGCTCAATCGTGCGAGCTGCCCGGAGGTCCCGGATCTCGTTGTTGACCCGGATCTCCTCGAACCGGCCCGCCTGCTTCCGGCGAGCTGCTCGTGCTGTTTTCTGACTCATCGTTCAGTTCTCCTTGCTTGTTGGTTATTTTCTCTAGACGACCGCTCCGCGCCGAAGCGCCCCCGCTAGCTCGAGGAGAGCTCCGGAGCGGAGACAGCCGCCAATTCCATAATGGCCGCGCACACCCGGTACGCCACCCGAGCCTTCAGCGGCTCGTCACCCGTATCGACGGACACACACACGCCGTCCTCGTCCGTCCAGACGGCCGAGACAGTGACCGGATTGTCGCCGTTTTCGACCTCGATCACAGGGCCCGTAGCGAACCCGTCACCGTTGACTTCCCAATCGCTCACGTTCTCCACTCCTTATTGGTTGCGTCGTCTACGTTTTATAGACTACTGGACCTAAACCCTATCCGGCAAGTAAAAAGCAAGATTTATCCAAGGTCGTTATGCAGACGTTGTTTTACTTGTCACAGGCACCGAAACGCCGAGCACCGGCTCCTGCCGGCCGCACGCAGGATTCCCGCAACGGATCACCATCCGGTCCGGCACCACCCACAAGGACCGCAGCCCGCACCCGCCGCAAAGGTCCGTCAGCGCAAACGGCCGCGGCACCTCGCCGGCTGCCCAGGCTGCCCGCCGCTCGAGGTCCCACGCCCCGCGCGAAATCTCATCCCCCAGCGCCGCCGCGCGATCGTAGACGCCCGAAAGCAGACGCGCCATGAGCAGCAGCCCCGGCCGGACGTCGCCGGCCCCGCGCGTCACCCCCTTGAGCCGCATGGCCAGCCGGACCCGCGGCAGATAGTCACGGACAAACGCCGCGACTTCCTCCCGAACGTCGATCACCTCGAGCCGCAGGGGAACTCGGGGCCCCGCCGGACCCCTCGAGCCCGGCTCGTCCGCCGCCGGCCCGCCAGGACGCCCGCCCGGATTGCTGCCCGCCGGCACGTGCCCCGCCAGCTCCACATACCGGTCCGCGAGGACCTCGAGCCGGCCCGCCGTCCGAGCAACATGCGCAGCGACCCGCCGCGCCTCACTGTCCGCCCACTCTCGCTTGACGTCCACAACCTCACCCTTCCGGACGCTGCAGCGCCGCCGCAGTCGCCTCTATCAATTCCCGAGGATCACGCCCCGGACCCTCGAGGACCTCACGCACCACGCCGACCCGCTTGCAGGCCACCGCGTCCGCCTCATCCTCACTCGCCCCGGACCCCAGGGCCCACAGGTACGCCCGGCCGAACACCATCTCCCCGGCCGGATCAAGCGGAACCGGAGGAGCCGGCGGAACCCGGCCCCCGATCCGCCCGGCCCGGAGCTTCTTTACCGCCCGGTAGAGATCCGCCGGAGTAGCGAACCGCTCCCGCACCGCGCCGGCCCGCACCAGCTCCCGCGCCGCCTCTTGAGCGTCCTCGAACCGCACCCCGTAGAGCGCGTCCCGCCACACAGCCGCCTGGCCCTCCATGGCAATGACCAGGCCGGCCCTGTTGAGATAGGCCACCAGCGTCACCGCCTGCTCTTGCGTCATGCTCATATCAGCGCCTCGTGGTTAGCATCGAACACGGCCCGCGCGAAACCCTTGGGAGTCGCCGACCGGAAATTTCCGCGATCCGGCCCCGGCGGAGCCTTGAAGATCCGATCGTCCGGTGGCCCGCTCCGAGGATCTCGGGCCGGTTGCGGCATGATGAACCCGCCGCCGGTCCACAGGCTCGTTTTTTTCGTGTAGTTGTCCGCCGGCTCGTAAGCCGTGTAGTCCGCAGGGTGGAAATAGTGCTGCGGCTTCCCGAACACCGACGCGAGGACAGAAACCGGATTCTCAACGAACCAGGGAGCGCCGGACATTTTGCCGATAGTCCGGCACTGCTCCGCCACGGCCACCGCCTTAGCTTGGAACAGCTTGTCCTTCTCGTACTTGCCCGCGAACCATCCCGCGCCGCTGACCGCGAGGTCCGTACACGGAGGGAACCCAAACACGATGGCCACCCGCCCCTCCCGCGCCAGCCGGCCCACCAGCTCCGCCACGTCCGCCACTACCCCCGCGAACTTGAGCACCGGCCCCTCCTGCCGCGTCACCTCGTGCTGAGGATCAACGAGGACGGCCTCATAGCCCGCAGCAACCCACGGCTCGACCATGTGCCCGGTAATGTCGCAAAGGCTCACCACCACGCGCCGCCCGCTCACAGCAGGCCCCCGAAGTCGAACACCGGCTCCAGCGTCTTGGAGAACCGCGATTCGATCAGCGGCAGGTACTCCGGCTGACGCTCGATGCCCACGGCCCGGAAATTCTCGAGGAACGCCGCCTCGAGCGTCGTGCCGCTGCCCGCGAAAGGCTCGAGCACCACACCACCCGGAGGAGTGACCAGCCGGCACAGCCACCGCATAAGCTCCAGCGGCTTGACTGTGGGATGGCTTACCCCGTTGACGCGCGGCCGCTCCGACGCCGGAGCCTTCGGCTCATACCGGAACACCGGAAAGAACTGGGCAGGCTTCTCGTTGCTGAATTTGTCCAGCTCCGCCGCTTGCGACTCGTCGAGTACCACGTTCGCCGGCCACCGGCCCGCAGCCTGCCGGCCCTCGACGCCCTCCGGCATACCGTCCGCGCTCATGTTCAGCGAGGACCCGCCCGGCTTGTTTCCCGCCGAACGGTTGACCCGGATCTCGTCGCCGGTCCGGCAGCCGGCCAGGTTGAACGCGCCGGTCCCGAAGTTCCCCACGTTCGCAGTGATCGACCCGACGACCGGCTTCCGCGCCACGACCACCGGCTCGAAGGACGGTTTCAGCGCCGTCCCCCAGTCTCCCGCGCTCGCGTACTCCACGTTTTTCTTGAGCGAGCCGAGGAAGTCCTCGTCCGCGCCGCCGGCCCCCCAGTCCTCCGGACGCTCCGTGGAGCAGAGCCGCTCGACTACCGGCCGGATCTCGCCGTCGTCGAACCCGAGCTCGGCCCGCAGCTCGTCCCACTGCCGCAGCGACGGCACAGAAGGCTGGCTGCCCTGAGTTGTCCAGTGCCCGGCCATGCCGTTAGTGCCGAACAGCTCATCGATCCGCCGATTAGTCCACCCGGCCGCGTCCCTCGCTGCCTTGAGGAACGCCGTCACCCGGTAGACCTCCGGATTCTGACCAGATTCGGGCCGGTCCCCCGCTAGGTAGGAACCCATGGCTTCCGAGACGTCCCGCGACTTCGGAAACCCGGACCCGTAGAGCCACATGATCGAGTCCCGAATATCGAACCCGGCAAACCGGATGCCGAGGCTCATCAGATCCAGCGTCCGAGATCCGGAGAACGCCAGCAAGTGCCCGCCCGGCTTGAGGACCCGCAGGCACTCATCCCACACGGCCACCGGAGGCACGAACGCATCCCAGGGCCGGCCCATAAACCCGCGCCCCTCCGGAATGAACTCGCGGTCCCCGCCGAGCCACGCCGTCACCGTCTCCGCCACCAGGGCCGGAGTTGTGTTGCCCAGCCCATACGGCGGATCTGTTACCACGGAGTCCACCGACGCCGCCGGCAGCTCCCGCAGCACCTCGAGGCAATCGCCCGCGTACAGCGTGACCGACTCGTTCGAGTAGTGAGCCTCACGCAAAGCGACCACCGCCCGCCGTGATCGCGCCGCCGCCGACCATGAACCGCGCCGCGTCCGCTGCCCGCGCCGCTTCCATCTCCCGCTGCAGGATCTCGCCCTGCCGGTCCCGAGGACCAGCCGAGGAGGTCCGCGCCGGCAGCGGCTCGTCCTCCCACCGGCCCGCGTTCAGCCAGGTTGCAGGGTAAACCGTGAACTGGGGGTCCCTGTTCGGATCGTCCGCGTACCGGCGAGCGCCCCGGATGATCTCGCCGGCATCGACCGACTTGACCGCTTTGGTCCATGCCTTGAGCGCCGCAGCCTTCGCCGTTTTGCGTGGAAAGATCGCCCAGAAATCCGCGAAATCGAACGATTCGGGCATGGGTGGTTCTACTGGACGGTTCAAGGACGGTTCAAGGACGGTTCTGTCTGCCAACCGTGTCGCCCCGTTTGGTCCAGCGTGGCACCCCGTTTGGTCCAGGTTGGCACCCCGCGACTCGTTTTCTGTCACCCCGTTTTTTACGGGACGACTCACAGACACCCCGCGGATATTGAGGTCGTAGACGACCGGACGCCGGTCCGAGCGCAGATGTTCAACCCCGCGCTGGTCCCCCTGCCAGATCAGCCCGCAGTCCTCGAGCGTCCGCAGTTTCCGCTGCACGGACCGAGGAGAGCACCGCGCGTACTCCGAGAGCAGCGCCACGGACGGCCGCGCGTTACGGCCCTGAGTGTCCGCATGATCCGCCAAGCCGATCAGCACCAGGTGGGAAATCGGGTCCGGCACCTCCGCCGTTTTGAGCGCCCACACCATAGCCTCGAGACTCATGACCGCACCCCCACCCGGAGCGGAGTGACGAGCACGTTCACGCCCGCCTGATGCGGCTCGTCCGCGTACCTCTTGGAGGACCGCAGGATCACGGCCCGCGCATCGTCAGCCCACACCCCCGCAGCAGTGAGAGCGTCGAGGACGGCCCGCTCGAGCTTGTCCAGGTCCGGCTTCACCTCGCACCACACGGCCGGAGCCGTCGCCCGCAGGCTGCCGTCCTTCTTGTAGTGCCCCGCCGGCCGCGGCAGGTAGAACGCGAGATCCACCGAGCAGGGCCCGTCGAGCTTGACCTGCCCCACCATGACCTTCCGCGCCACACCCGCGACGACCTCCCGCCACGGCTTGAGGCCCTTGTTCGCGTCATACATCGTCGCCCGGCCCGTCGCCTTATTTTTCCCGAGACTCTTGGACCCTTGAGGAATTGGCACCCCAGCAGCCCAAAAACCGACCTGTCCCCGGCTCATGCCGTCTCCTCCTTGTCTCCGACCGTCTCCGAAATTTGGACGCTCGCAGCACGCCAAAGAATCGCAGCGTTACCCATACCGGACCGCCCGGCCGCGCCCTCGACCTGCTCAACCTCGCCGTCGCGCCACAACTCCTTGCACCGCGTCCGGATGCTCGAGTCCGTCGCCCGAGGCCAGCCCAGCCGGAGCGCGTAGCCCTTGTACTCCGCGATAATCTCGTCGTGCGTCAGCCCGCCGTTTTTCGTGGCCCGATCGCTCGCCGTCAGGATCGCCAGGACCCGCGAGCGGACCGTGGACATACGCCGCACCGAGATCCCGGCCGCGGCCGCGTGACTTGTGCCCGGATCAGTCCGCCGAGCTGCTGCCTTCCGTGTTTTCATCTTGTCCTCCTGTTTGGTGTTCATGCTTCGATTTCGCCCGCCGGAGCGTCCACGATTTCGCCCGGCACGTACTGCTGGACCTGCTCGTCAGCGACCCGCGCGAGCGCAAGCAACGTCGACTGCGGCAGCTCGCCGGCCAGAGCACGGACCGCCGTTTTCCGGATCATTGCCGCCCGGTCCGAAGCCCAGGGCCCCTTGTCCCCGGCAGCCCCTCGAGCCTTCCGCGCCTCCACCTGCTTGATCGTCAGATAGACGTGCTGGACGTCGCCGCCGGCCAGCCGAGCCACCGCGAGCGCCCCGGCTTCCTTGCGCCCCTCGACGTCGCCCGGCTCCGGCCGGAACTCAAAGAACGGTCCGCGCTCCGAATCCGCGCCCTCGAGGAAGTGGTCCCCCTCGTACACCACCCACGCCTTGACCGCGCCGACCCCAGCGTTCCGCGCCAGCTTGACCAGGCCCCGGTACCCGATAATCGGGACAACCTGCCACTCTTTCTCGTTTTGAGCGCCGCCCGGAACCCGGAGCTGCCGAGGAGTCAGGTAATACTCACCCATGGGCCCGCCGACCTCGAGCCCGAGCCGCGCCGCCGTCAGGAACGCCCCCAGGAGCGAGGGCCCGCCGCACCGCTGCAGATCCACGTTCTGCCGGAGCTCCGTGATCCCGGTCCGCATGAACTGCTCAACCGGCACGTGCTTAGGCAGCGCCTTCTTGAACTCCGCCTCCATGGACCGGACCAGATCGAACGCGGACGCCCGGCCCGTCTCCGCTTGCTTGTTCCCGATCGTGGCCGCGAGGGCCCCGTTATCTGCTGTTGCCATGCTCTACTGCTCCTGCTTCTTGGAGATCCGGAGGACCCGGATCGTCTTGTTAGGTGTGAACTCTTTAGCGATCTCGGGACGCTCCGCCCGGAGCCGCTTTTCATCCAGCCGCGTGTACTTTTGCGGCTTCCACGTCACGAGGAGCTCGCCGGCAGCGTCCACGACGCCGAGCCGCTCCTTCATGGCTGTCTTGAGCTTGAACGCGGCGACCTCCTCGTCCTCCTCCGCCTTCTCCTTGCGCCGTTTCGCGTCGATCAGATCCGCGACCGTCGCCTCGAGCTCCGGCCCCGCCGTCAGAGCGTCCGCCTTCGCGTCCGCCGGCCACAGCCCGGCGAGCTGCCCGCGATCGCCGAACGTAGGCTCCGGCCGGAGCATCCCCTCGACGTGATCCCGCCACCACATCCCGCCGTAGTGGATCAGTTGAGCGATAACCTCCTCGGACCGATCGACCCGGACCGGCTCGCAGAGTTTCGCCGTATCCCGCAGCCAGCACGCCACCCAGGCATACGGCAGACCCGTAACCGCGAGCTGCTGCTGAACCTGCACCTGAATCGCCGCCGGAGGCACCCCGTCCGGCCAGTTCAGGCCCCAGTTTTTCGACGACGTCGTTTTCACCTCGAGGATGGACTGGACCCGCGGATTCTTGACCCGCCGCGGCACGAGGAGCCGGTCGACCGTCGCCAGCATCCAAGGGTGGTCCGGATGCGCCAGGAGCCCAGGAGTCGGGATAATTCGGCCGATCTCCGGCCACTTCTTGACCGTCTGCACCGCGACCGGATGCTCGAGGATATTCCCCCACGCCGCAGCGTCCGAGAGCTCCCGGTCGTCCGGAGGAGTCAGGCTGGTTTTCTCCTGCCACACCTCGAGCGCGGTCCCCCACGAGTTGAGCCCGAGGATCGTCGCCGTATCCGACGCGCCGAGCCCGGACCGCCGAGCCTTGAGCCACAAGGCCCGGTTTCGCCGGTAGTCGCCGGCAGCCAGCACGAGCCGGCCCCCCAGCCCTTCCGGCATCAGTGTTTCCGTCATGCTTGTTCTCCTTGTTCTGTCCGTAGTGATTCGATGAAGTCCTCGACGTCCCGCCGATCGAACCGGTACCCCCGGCCGACCTTGAGCGCCCGGAGCCGGCCCTGCTGCCGCAGACGCGCCACCGTTTTGGTACTCGGGACCTGCAGCACGGCCGCGACGTCCTCCGCCGTCATGAGCTGCTCGAGCCCGACCCAGCCCGACACGTCAGGACGCCTCGACCAGTTCCGCGCCGTCCTTATGCAGGAACAGCGACCCCACCGGCACCTCGAGCGCGTCCGCGATCCGCCGCGCCTTCCGCAGCTCCACACCGCCGGCCCCGTTTGCCAGGTTGGCGAGAGTCTGGTGATTGACCCCGCTTGCTGCCTTGAGCCGATGCACCCCCACGCCCAACTCGTTCATTCGCTGCCGGAGCGCCGTCGTAACCCCTTCGGGGCCCTCGACTCGCCGCGGCATGATGAACACCTTCACTTCTTCCAAGCCGTCCACTCCTTCCGGTTGATCGTCTACATAATCTAGACGGTATAGGCCACGAAGCGCAACCGCCACGCCGTCCAGCATCTATAAACCAAGTGGACTAACCGCTAGACGCCGACCGTCTACAAAAGGTAGACTATGAACAACGGACCACTAGCTGGGAGGTGGACGCATACATACACACAGCGCCCGAAGGAGCCAAAGCACCATGTCCGACCAGATCACACTCGCCGAACTAATCCGGCAGCACCAGGACAAGACCGGCGACAGCTACTCCATAATCGCCCGCCGCGCCGGACTGTCCAAAGCCAAAATCGGACAGCTTGCCAGCATCGACCAACCGCACATGCCGAGGATCGACACGCTGCAGAAGATCGCAACCGGCCTCCGGCTGCCGCTCCGAGTAGTCCAGCAAGCCGCCATGGCGTCCGCCGGCATCCTGCCCGACACCTACGACACCGAACAGGCAATCGACCTGATTGTCGCCAACCTCCGCGAGCTCAGCCCCGAACAACTCGGGACCGCCGCCCGCCTCATCCAGGCACTACGGACCGAGGAAAGGAGCAATCGTGGGTAGACCGCCCCTCCCCGTAGGCACCTGGGGAGCCGTCCGCGTCGAAAGGATCGCCGGAGGCTACCGGGCCCGCGCCCGCTTCCGCGACTTCGACGGCCGGACACGCGACGTCGAGAGATCCGGCAAAACCAAGGGAGCCGCCCGCGCTGCCCTCACCGCCGACCTCAACGACCGGACCGCGCCGGCCGGCGAGGAAATCACCGCCTCCACCCGGCTGCAGCTCGTCGCCGAGATATGGCGAGCAGAGAAGTGGCCCAACCTCGCAGAGAACAGCCGCAAGCGATACCGCGACGCCCTCGAGGACCACATCCTGCCAGGGCTCGGGGCCCTGACCGTCTCCGAGTGCTCAGTCACCCGGATCGACCGCTTCCTCAAAGCGACCGCGGCCGGCACCGGAGCGCCGTCCGCCAAGGTATGCCGGTCCGTGCTGTCCGGAATCCTAGGACTAGCCGTCCGGCACGGAGCCGCGGCGACCAACCCCGTCCGCGACGTCGCCGGCATCACCGTCACCCCGAAGGAGATCCGAGCCCTCACCCTCGAGGAGATCCGCGCCGCCCGCTCCGCCGTCCGGAGCTGGCAGCTTGGAGAGCCCCTCGCCGAGGGCCGGCCCCGCCGCGGACGCCCGCCGACGCAGGACCTCCTCGACATACTGGACCTGCTCCTCGCGACCGGAGCCAGGATCGGCGAGCTCCTCGCAATCCGATGGAGCGACGTCGACCTCGAGGCCGGAACCCTCACAATCTCCGGAACAATCGTCAGCACCGAGGACAAGCCGGCCCGCCTCATCCGTCAGGCCAAACCGAAATCAGACACCAGCCGCCGCCAGCTCCTCCTGCCCGCCTTCGCGATCGACGCCCTCATGCGCCGCCGGCTCGCCGTCACCGTCGCCAACGTCCACGACGTCGTTTTCCCCTCGACCGAGGGAACGCTTCGGGACCCCGGCAGCGTCCGCAAGCAGCTGGCCAAGGTCCTCGCGCCGGCAGGACTAGGCTGGGTGACTCCGCACGTTTTCCGCAAGACCGTCGCGACCGCCCTCGACGCTGCCGAGGATCTCCGCACCGCGGCAGACCAGCTAGGCCACGCCGGCACCGACGTCACCCGCCGCCACTACGTCCAACAGACCCACCAGGGCCCGGACGCCCGCGCCGCCCTCGAGCAGCTCGTCCGCCCGGCCGGCCCCTGATTTTTTCGTGCCCGGATCGTCTAAATTTCCCGGCCGATCTACTATTTAGGGTAGGCAATACACGCCTAACCGTGCTAAACTTAGAGAGTCAGCAAGGGAGAAAGGACCCCACCAAAATGGAAACCATCAGCCGCCGCCAGCTCGCCAAGAGCATCGCCGCACAGCACGAAATCAGCACCCCGCGAGCCGCGCTCCTCGTCACGATCGCAGCCGCCGAGCTGGAAATCGACGGCGAGACGTACAGCCTCCGCCAAGCCGGAGAGCTGGAGCGCGTTATCGCCAGCAAGCAGAGCAAGTAACCAACCACCCCGGCCGGCCCGCAAGGGCCGGCCACCGTCTCGCAAAGGAGCAGAGACAATGCGCGTAGCCCAGTTCAAGCAGGAGCCCGACGCCTACGAGGTCCGCCTCGAGGGAATCGGGCCCCTCGAGTCCCCGGTCGCCGTCGCCGCTGCAGCCTACCGCTGCATGGATGCCCACGGCATCCGGCCGGAGACGTACTGGCCCGCCGGCCGCGAGATCCAGGCCCCCGCAGCCGTTTTCCGTTTCGAGCCCAAACGGGCCCCCAAGCACAGGAGCCAGGCATGAAACGCGAGCGCACCGACCGGCAAGTGTTGGCAGCCGTCCGCGAGCTGCAGCGCAAGCTGGACAACTGGTGGACCAAGCCCAACGCCCGCGCACTCCTCACGATCACCGCGGCCCCGTCCGCGGACCTCGCCGAGATCATCATCACCGTAACGGCGACAGATTCGGGAGCCACCCTGCAGGAGCGCCGGCTCGACCGGAACGCAAAAGCATGGGACCTGTACAGGGCCGGCAAGACCGCCGCGTCGATCGCCGTCTCCGACGCTATCGGCCGGTACCTCGAGGAGCACACCACCCAGCAGGCATGAAAGAAGGGCCCGGACCGAAGTCCGGGCCCTTCCCCGCCACCCAGCAGGAGAACCAAGCAAGACCCAGTATAGGGAGGATAGAGAAAATGGACAAGCGACCACAAACACGAAGCGCCACCCTCGAGGACTACGCCCGCATCCACCGGCCGGACCTCACCGCCGCCGAAGCTGCCGAGCTGCTTGGAGTCACGCCCCGGACCATCGTCCGGCACCGCGCCCGCCTAGGAGTCAGCCGGCCCAACCCAGGAGGACGCGCCCGCCCGACGCCGGAACGCCTCGAGGAGATCCGGGCCCGCCTCGACGACGGATGGTCCACAAAGGAGATCACCCGGACATTCGGGATCACGTGGAGGACCATAAACCGGCACTTCCCCGGCCGAGGCTGGACCAAAGCCCAGGCCGGAGAGTTTGCCCGCTTCGTGAGCGTCCGCCAGTGACCGGCCCGAGCCCCGCCGTCCGCCGGCAGGTAATCGACCGCGACCTCAGCACGTGCCAATACTGTGGCCGGCACGTCCGCACGGAGAACGGCTGGTACTCGCTGCAGCACCGCCGCGCCCGCGGCATGGGAGGAAGTCGGGATGCCGCGACCAACCAGCCGGCAAACCTCGTGCTGGTTTGTGGCACCGCGACCACCGAGTGCCACGGCCTCATTGAATCCCAACCCCACCAGGCAGCCGGCCGCGGCTTCCGGATCTCCTCAGCCGCGGACCCCGCCCGAATCCCGTACATGGACTGGACCGGCCGCGAATGGCTGCTAACCAACGACGGGCGAAAGGAACCAGCATGACCACCACCAAGAAGCAGCGAGCCCAGGCAGAGCACGACGCCCTCATGCAAGAGGAGCCCTGCCCGCACGACGACGCCCTCCGCGCCGGCATCGTGACCAACCAGCCGGATGGATACGACCGGAACCGCAGCCACGCCGCAATCGCCGTTTGCGGAGATCCGAGCTGCCGCGCCCGCGCCCTAGGTTGGGTATACCGCGCCAGCGGAGAGCACGGCACTTACGTCTCAGACAGCGACCGCCGCAAGTCCTAAAACGTATTCGGGGGGAAAGTGAGGGGAATTGACCAAAGCCGGACAAAAGGAAAGGGCCGGAACCCCGCGTATTCCGCGTGATTCCGGCCCTAATGAGTTGCGGGGGCAGGATTTGAACCTGCGACCTCTGGGTTAACAGGTCCACGTTCCCTAGACGTCCCGCAGCCCCTCGAAAACCCCTCGCATAGACGCTAGACGCCAACCGCGACAGGGCCCCCAGGGAGCCCGGCCATAAAATTTGGCCGGAACCGCGAGAACTCGGGCCCCTTATTTTTAGACGTTTCCGGGGGATAGTCGAGGGGAACCAATGTCCAGAGAACGCAGACGACTACCCCCGGAACGCTAGCCAATACACGCCCAGCCGTGCTAAACTTATGGAGTCAGCAAGGCAGGAAACACCACCACCAGGAGCAAGAAAATGGAAACCTACACCACCACCGCAGCCGGCCGCACCGTCGAACTCGAGATCGTCGAGAACGCCCCGCGAGGGTACGCCGTCAACTTCCACCAGATCGGCGAGTGCATCGGCCTCATCAACTTCCACGCCGAAGGCTTCGAAGCAGAAACCAGCTACACCGAGTCCGGCCAGTGGATCGCGCTAGGAGTTTTCGCCGACCGCTTCGAGGCACTCGGAGCCGTCGTTCAGCACCTCGAGCAGCGCCTCGAGCGCCTCGAGGACGCCGACGACCTGCCGGCAGCGCAGGACCCGGCCGACGCCGACGAGCTCCTCATGGACCTCCTCGACCCGGAGGTTTACGGCGACCACTACGGCCCCGCCGCCCGCCGCGACATTCTCCGCCGCGCCGCCTACGATATGGGAATCAACGACCGCCGCGCCCACGCCGAAATGCTCCCGGTAATCGCCCGCCGCGCCGCCGATATGATCCGCGACGAAATGGCCCCCATGCTCCTCGAGCAGCTCAAGCAGGACGCCGCCGACGAGCTCGCCGCGGCCGGCTGGACCGCCGACCCCTACCGGACCGCCTACAGCCACCCGACGCGCGGACACCTCGCCCTCAACTTCTACCCCACCCGCGTAGCCGTCTACCTTGAAAAGGACCAGGAGTTGAGCCTGAGCCGCGACGGCATGGACGGAACCAAGCTGGCCCAGATCATCACCGCAGCCACAAACTAGCCGGCAGGGCCCCGCGGACGGACGCGGGGCCCGCCCGAACCCGCAGGAGGGCCCACAGTGCTCGAAATACTCCTCCCGGCAGTACTCGCCGCCGGAGCCCTCGCCGCACTCCTCCGGCAGGCTGCAGCAGCCCGCGCAGCCTACCGCGAGGACGCCGCCCGCCGGCAATTCAAGCTCGAGGAGGAGGAGCGCGACCGCCAGTACCGCGAGCGGAACGCGAGACGGACCGCCAGGCAGGCCCAGCACGCCGAGTGGACCCACCAGTTCAGCGCCATACAGATCGAAAACCACCGCCGGCACCACCCGCCGGAGCCGGCACCGGAGCCCGAAGGGGAACCGCTCGCCGTGATCCGAGCATGGGACGGCACGATAGTCCGCAAAATTTACGACCAGCCCGAAACGAACTCGGTACTTATCCGAGCCGCTGCCGCCCCATGGAGGATCTAATGACCGACCGCCCGCAGATCGCCCGCATAGCCCTCGCCGTCGAGCTCGAGGACGGCACCACGGTCCGCCTATACTCCGGAGAAGTATCCGGCACAATCAACGTCGACACGCAACAGGACGTCGGCCGCGCCGACTACTTCGGGATACGCCGGCCCTACCTGCAGGGCCCGCCCCGGACCACCATCACCATTGAGGGAATCCACGCCTACTTGATCCAGTACAACGACCCGAACGCCACCAAAGCGATCGAACAAGCCCACGAGGAGATCCGCCAGTGATCCGCTATCTGTCCCGCCCCGAAGTCGCCGAGCGTATCGGAGTCAAGCCGGACACCCTCAACCGGTACAAGCTGCCGGACCCGGACGCGCAAATCGGGGCCCGCCAACTAGGCTGGCTGCCGGCCACGATCGACGCATGGAACGCAGCCCGCCCAGGACGACGCGGACCCGCCAAACCTCAGCAGGAAACCACCACCACGGAAGGAACACCAGCATGACCACCGTAAAAGGATTCAACGGCACCCTCAGCTTCGACGGCCACGCCGTCACGATTGAGCGCAAAGGAGCCGGCCGGACCCGCTTGCAGCTCGACGCGATCAAGTCCGTGGAGTTCAAGAAGGGAGGACTCCTCGTTGGCTACGTGAAATTCCACACCGGAGCCGACGTCGACAACCGCAAGGTCCGGAACAAGGCCCAGGCACTCCTGCAGGACCCGCACGCCGTCACGCTGCAATGGACCAGCAACAAACCCATGGCCGAGCTAGTCGAGCAGATCGAAGCCGCCCTCGACCCGGTACAATAGAGACTCGCGGGCCCGGCTCGAGCCCCTCCCTTGCTGACACTCTGGTGGACCAGCTCGCCGGACCCGCGTTAACGCAGAAATAGGGCCCCCGGACCATCCCCAAAGGGACGGACCGAGGGCCCTATTCTTATGCACTGCTACCCGTCAGAACCACGCGCCGCGACGTCCGCATCCGGAACCGCCGGCACCGCACGCGGGGCCCCGGCATCGAGCTTGACCCGCCCGAGCGCCTCATTCACGCGCGGAATTGCCATGATCCGCGCCAGCGCAGCGGAAACCGCAGTGAGGACCGCGGCCGCGCCGAGCAGCCAGGCAATGAACCCGGCCGGCAGGACCGCGCCGAGCTCCTCCGCCAGAATGTTGAGGATCGACGGCCCGGCAAACAGCACCAGACCAAAGGCCGGCACGCCGACCTCGACCGCAGTCCGCCAGAACGCCCGCCACGGATTAGCCACCTGCGACGGCACCGCTTCATGCTTGCCCATCATTAGCCCTCCTTCCAGGTAACGACGTGGGCCCGGAACCCGGCCACGTATGCCGACTCCACCGAGGACTCCACCGCGATATTGAGCAACTGCCCGGCAATCGGGTACTCGAGGACCACCGGATGGTTGAACGTCCCGTCCGCGGAGCCCAGAACGTCCTGCTTGTCATACGCCGAGATCCTGCCGTCCTTGACCAGCTCGAACGTCACCGTCAGCTTCTCGCCGGCCGGCAGGCCCGAGCCGCGGAGGAACGTAACGACCCGGTAATGCCCCGGACCGTTGACCGCGAAATTCTGGTTCGTCCCGTCGTCCTTGCCCGACAGCCGGTAGACCTTGCTGCCGTCCACGGATTTCGGGAGCCGATGCGGCTTGTGATCGCTTGCAACAATCGTGTGCTTTGGCACTTCTTCGCCCTTCTTGGTTGGTTTCGGGGCCGGAGCCGGCGCAGCCTCGCTGCCGCCGGACGAAGCCACGTTGATAGTCCCGCCGCCGCTGCCGGCCGCGAGAACCTTATTGATGGAGGACCGCAGCCCGTCCATACCGCCCGGCCAGCCGGCCGGATCGATCTTGCCCTGACTGGAATACTCGAGGTGCCCAATCTGCAGCCGCTCCTCCGCCGGCAAATGCTGCAGCAGCTCGAGCTCGAGCGCCGCGCCCAGGTGAGGAGCGACCCGCAGCTGGTCCTCTGTCCAGTCCCACGGAGCGACCCCCGAGGACTCCATCTCAATGCCGACCAGGTAGTGATTCCCCATGTCCCGAGGAATCCCCGCAGCCGAGCCGGCCCCGGCATGATTAGCCAGGCCGGCAGCCGTCAGATAGACCGTCCCGTCCCGGCCGAACACGATGTGGCACAGCGGACCCGAGACGTCCGGCCGGCCCTCGATGCACATTTGCAAAGTCGGAGCGTTGAGCCCCAGGAACCGGACCCGATTAGTCGCCGTATGGTGCCAGAGCACCCCGCGGACCTCGAGGAGATCCCGGCCGAGGAACCCGCGGTGAGCCCACCCCGGAGTTTCCACCACCGTCAGCCCATGCTTGCGGAGTTTCCCCGCTAGGTTGGAAAGTTTCATCGCTGCCCCTTATGGCATGAAAAAAGGGCCCCTCGGGGCCCTCTTAGGTTTGTTTCCTCTTGACCGGCCACGGAGGCAGCTGATCCGCCGGCACCCCGTAAACCTCGATGAGAATCCGCCGCAGGCTCGCCGCGTACTCCTCATTAGCCCGCCGCCACACGATCTCAGCCTCGAGCCGGACCTCCGCCGCAGACAACCGGTCCACGAGGCCCTTGTTTTTCTCCTTCTCCTCAGCAGCCCGCCCGGACCGCCACGCCTTCCACCCGTCGAGCAACTTGGGAACGATCGCCGCGAGCCCACCAGCCCCCAGAATCGCTGTCAGCAGTTCAGGACTCACGACAGCCGCCCCCTACTTCGTCGGATCGAGATAGGCCCAATCGATACGCCGGTACCGCTTGCAAACGTCTAGGATCAGCCCGGCCAGCAGCAGCAGCATGAACAGCTTCACGAGCCACCACATAGGCATGGCCACCACGGACGGCACGAGCAGCAACCACCCGAGCCCCACGAGGAGCAACGCGACCCGCTCGAGCCACCACACCCCCAGCCAGCAAGCAGCCACCCCGATCACCGCGCCGCCGGCCAGGACAACCCCGACCGACGCAGCGACCACCGGAGACAGCACGCCCCGGAACAGATACGGGAAAGCGCCGACGACCACCAGCACCCCGGCCGATGCAGCCACCAGGTAGGAGAGGATCTGCAGCGCCGTTATCATGGCCGGCTCAGCAAGCCGCGCCGTTATCACCGAATACCACGGAACACGCCCCACGCTCAGTACCCCGCATCGTTCGCCGGGATGCAGAACGTCGCCGTTACCAGAGCGTTCGTCGACCACGTGAAAGTCGAGAGCGACCGAACCTGCACGATCCCGGAAACGGGACTCATAAACAGCAGGCCCGGCATATTCGGGGAGGAGGAGCCGCCGGACAGCGTGACCGCGGCATAGAGGTTCTCACCGCTGCCCAGCCGCGCCCCGGACGGCACGAGGGACCCGATATTGGCGTAGGAGGTCCCCAGGCTAAACGCCCCAGCGGTCCGGATGAGCGTCAGGATGCCGCTTAGCACCTTCCGCCCGCCCTTGCGCTCGAGCATCACCGTGCCCGCAGCGTTCCAGCCTGTCACTTGATCGAAAGTGAAGAACTCGACTTCCGGCTCCGCCGGCCACGCCCCGCCCCGGTAAGTTTCGAAGTCGCCGTTCCGGTCCAGCCGCGTGACCGTCATCCCCTCGTAAGGGTCCGGCAGAGCGTCACGCTCCGCCGCGGACGACACCGGAATCACGACGTTGAGGCCCTCCGCCAGCGTCTTGAGGTCCGCCGTCAGCGCATAAGGGTCCGACCCGACCGGCACCTGCGTCTTGTTGAATGTTTGAATTGCCACCCGATAACCTCACTTCTTCCAATCCAGGATCAAAGCCCCGGAGTCCGCCTGCTCGACCCGGCCCAACATGCCGGCATAAGGGTCCCCATACACCGCGATACCGCCGCCGTTTATCAGCGCCGACCCGAACGACGTCGGCAGGTTGATCCAAGTCGGAGCCTGCCCAGGCTGCAGCACCACATCGAACGGACCCACAACCCGCGACACGTCCCCGCCCGGACGGTAGGAACTCGAGTGCGCGTAGAAATGGAAAGTGGCCGGAGCGTTAGACGCACCGACCGGACGCCGCCGGCCCGTCCGGAACCGAACCCGCGTAATCGTCCGCCCGGCCAGCACCGCGAACGGTTTACCGTAGAACCACGCGCCCGAAAGCGGGCCCGCCCCGTAATTCCCCTGGTGCACGTTCTGCCCGCCGCCGGCCCAGGAGCCCCACCCGCCAGGGCCCCACAAAGTGCCCGACTCAATCGCCGCCGCACTCTTGGAACCCTTCGTAATCACAGCAACCGGAGGAGCAGGAGGTGGCGGAGGCTCAGGAGCAGGAGTCGAAGTCACCTTGCCAATAACGCGGGGCCGGCCCGCGCCCCAGTCCAGATGCACCTTGTCGCCCACCACGTAGGAGCCGATAAACTCCGCGTCGTAAGTGATCCCGTCGCCGGCTGCCACGCTAATCGTCGGAGACGAACCAGGAACCGCCGAAACCGTCCCCGTCTTAGCCCGAGGCTGCTCAGCTCGCCGCGCCGGCACATGCACCGACGACTGCCCCGGCCCCCGGTTGACGACCTCGACCTCCACGACGTCCCCGTCGTCCACCACAATCGGGTCCGCCCACGTCGCCCGCAGGTTTTTGCCGTCCACGTTGACCATGCGAACGCCGCCCACCGTGACCACCCGGCCCCGGTACTTTCGGACGCTCTCAAACGGAATGGCCTCCGCGACCTTGGAAAGACTCGCCTTCCTCGCCATAATCAACCCCCCGCCAGTCTCCGGAGCTGCCGCCGGAGGTCCTGCACTTGCGCAGCACCACACCGGACAGTCAGCGTCATGTTTGCCACCGTCGAGCCCGACGCCCGCAGCCGCATCCCGACCACCTCGCCGGTAATCGGCATCAGCCGCCCCTCGACGACCGGCTGCGTAACCGTCACGTAATCGCCGATCTGCAGAGCAGGATGCGGCAGGCACGTAACCTCGAGGTCAATCGTGAGGCTCGAAAGGTAGTTAGTAATCAGCGACTGAGCCGCCGCGTCTACTTGCGCCTGGGTAGTCAGCAGGGAGGAGTCCAGACGCCGCGGAATCCGCCCGTGCGGACCGCCAACCCGCAAGGGCCCGTCCAGGACTTGAGCCACGCCGACCAGCGGCAGCGCCGACTGCTCGCCGTTGTCGTTCGTCTGCTTAGCCTCACCGCGCACAATGCCGACATTCGCGAGAATGTCCGCTTTGTTGCTCCTGTCGATATTGATAAGCGCCCCGTCGTCGCCGCCGGCCACGGTCCAGACCGGCACCGAGCTCTTGACGTAGACCTGCAGCTCGCCGTCCCCGCCCATTCGGATCGACGCGCCGGCCCGGCCGGCGAGATCCATAACCGCGTCGATTTTGGGCCCCTCATAGGTGAGAGTTTTAGGCACCGCGACGTCCTCGACGTCCTCCGCAATGTCCAGCGGCACGGTATCCCCCACGATCCGCGCCAGCTCGCCCAGCGCCGTAGGCTCCGCCCCCTCCGGCTGCTCCGGAGAGAGGAACTCATCGAGTGCAAGCCGGACCGTCAGGTCCTCAGCCGTCACCGGCACCACGGCACCGCCGGACACCATGACCAGCCGGTGCCCTGCCCGTACCCTCGAGCCCGGCTCCGAGTACCCGTCCTCGCGGATAACTCGGGAGAACCAGGACTCCTTTGGCGCGTTCTCAGTGATCCGGAACCAGCCCCGGTTGATAACCTCAGTAGTCCCGCCCACAATGTAGCGACACATCAGCTCCGCCCCGCCGACGCTCAGAGGATCATCCCAAAGCCACGGCGAGATAGTCCCGTCCGGGTCCTCGACCTGCAGCTCGAGCACGCCCTGCACCTGCTTGGAGTCCGACCCGTCCCAGGACAGCGACCAGTCGCTGATAGCGAGCCCGTCCGGAGTCATAAGCTGCCCGTCGTACCACGCGAAAACCTCGAGCTTGTCCCCCGACCTCGAGCCCGTCAGCGCCTCCACCGTGTTCGGTTCAATCGGCAACATTCCAAGCCCCCCTTATCCGAGCGGATCTCGTTGATCGTCCAAATAGGTGCCGCCGCCGGCCGCTATCTGCTTTTGGTCATACGTCTCGAAGTAGCTTTCGACGTCCTGATACGTGAACAGCGAGATGAGCACCCGCGCCGACGTCTGCCGGACCACCGTGCCGACCATCGTCCACCGCGTCAGGTAGCCGCCGATGCCAGGAACGCTCTGCGCCCGGCCCGCCGTCAGCGGCGACTCCACCACCTCCGGCAAGGACACATAAGCCACCGCCGGCCAAGCCGCCCCGATCCACTCGGGCAGGCCACGGACCACCAGCACCGCAGCGTTCCGCACCATGTTCCGCAGCAGCGTGTTTTGCGTCTCCGCATCCGTCAGCATGGACAGATCCACGCCGGAGGGAGCCCGCCGCTGCCCGCCGATAGCGACCGGCAGCGAGGAGCCCATGACGTTGTGCACCTCGACGTCCGCGCCCCGCACCAGCTCCGCCCACGCCGTCCCGGAAAGCACCGGCTCCCCGTTCGGGGCCCTCGTCGCCCACACCGGCACGACAACGGACGGATCAAGCGGATCGTGAACATAACCACAGGAGCTCGCGACAAACGCCGTATCCGGAGCCACGACGGTCCCCGTATCCGGCCCGGACAGCACCTCGACCTCGTAAGTAACCACGCGCCCCAAAGGAGGCTCGTAGTCGATCAAGAACGCCGAGTCGACCGCCTCAAGACTCCGCCCGCCCCGCACCGGCTCCCGGTACCCGTCCGCCGTGGACTTCCACAGCGTCAGCACCGCCTCGCCGGCAGACAGGCCCGTGACCGTCACATCCACCCACGGACCGTCCGCCCGCGCTTCCGCGGAAATTGCAACCATCAGCGCACCCCTACCCGACGCCGCGACATATCCGCGTTAGCGTCACTAATTCCCGCGCCGACACGCTCATCCACCCGCGCCAGCATGTACTCACCCGTCCAAGGATTCTGGACGTACACGGCACCGCGGCCGGCTGCCGCGGCGACGTCGTAACGCCCGAGCCCGAACCCGGACGCCGACAGGTCCGCCGACCCGCCCCGGACGCCCGTCGCAATCGTGGAGGAAACCCCGTTCAGCGTCCGCTTGAGATCCGGCAGGCTATCCCGGATGCCACGACCCAGGCCCTCCATGATCCAGCCGCCGGCCGGCACCAGCAGAGCGAGGTCGTAGGCTTTCGGGCCCTTGTTGTCCGCGATCCACTGACCGATACCGCCCACGAAGTCCGTGACCGCACCCCACGCGTTCTTCAGCCCGTTGAGGAAGCCCTGCATGATCTGACCGCCCGCATTGAGCAGCAGCCCGCCCAGGTTTCCAAGCGCACCGAGGATGCGACCCGGCAGCCCGCCGACCCAGCCGACCAGAGCATTGAACCCGGACACCGCCGCGTTCCGCGCCGAGTTGACCCAGCCGCCCACAACCCCGGCCAGCCGGCCCAGGTAGGCAAGGCCGGCCATGAACCGGCCAGGAATCCCGGCCACCCAGCCGACCAGCGCATTCCAGATCCCCGTCGCAGTCGAGGAGATCCCCCGCCAGATACCGGACAGCCACGAGGCAAGCCCCGAGATCCCGGAGTTGAACCAGCTGACAACCGAGGAGATCCAGCCGGAGAAAAACGACGCGAGCCCGGACCAGACGCCCATGGCGAAATCGACCACGCCGGCCCAAACGCCGGAAAGGAACGACGCCACCGCGTCCCAGTTGGCAATCAGGAGCACCAGGCCGGCAATCAGCGCCACAATGCCCAGCACAATCCACGTCATGGGATTAGCCAGGAGCGCCGCCGTAGCAACCCACACCGACGCCGCCCACGCAATGAACGCAGCGACCAGAGACACCCCGATCACGCCGGCCACAGCAGCCAGCACCCAAGTGTTCTCCCCCAGCCACACCCCGAGGCCAGTCAGCAGCGGCAGCATGCCCGATAGCGCATCCCCGAGCCCCGTGAACACCGCGGACGCCAGCGGCTCGAGCGCAGCCTGCGCGTTATTCTGGACTAGCTGCCACTTCTCCGCGAAGTCTTGAGTCTCACCGCCGACGCCGAGAATCGTGTCGTTGGTGGCATTCATGCCCCCCACAAGGTCATCGAGCGCGACCTTTCCGGAATCGAGCGCCCCCACGAATTGAGCCGCGCCGCGAGTGCCGAACACCTTGCCCGCGAGATCAATCGCCGCCGCCTTATCGCCGCCGTCGATGAAGCCCTGAATCTCGCCAGTTACCCGCTTGAACGCGGCCTCGGGCTCCTCGCCGTCCTTCGCCAGCTCCACCATGCCCTTCGACATAGCAGCCATCATTTGCGTCGAGTTGAGGCCCGCCTTATCCAGGGAGCCGGCAAGCGCCGCCGTCTCCTCGAAGGAGAACCCTAGAGTTTTCATGGCCGGCGCATTTTTGGACACCGCGTCCGCCAGCTCATTCATGCCTACGCCGGTAGCTTGCGACGCCTGAAACAGGGAGTCCATAGCGCCCTCAACGGCGGCACCCTCGATGCCGAACGCCGAAAAAGCCGCCGAGGTTTTGGCCACATCAACCTCAGTACCGAGGATGCGCCCGGCCTCGAGATACTGGCTCGCGACCGTCTCGAGAGTCTCCCCGGACAGCCCCAGCCGAGTGTTGAGATCCGCGACCGTCGTGCCCACGGACTCGAAAGACGCCGGCACGTTTTTGCCGACGTTCTCCGCCGACTTGACCAGCCCGTCCAGCGCATCCCCTGTTGCGCCCGTCCCGGTCCGGATCGTATCGGCAACCTCATCAAAGGTAGAGCCGACGTCGTAAAGGCCCTTGAACGCCAGCCCGACGCCGGCACCGATCGCACCGCCGGCCACCAGCGCCTTCGAGAACTTCCCGCCCGCGGCCGCGCCGGCTGCCGACGCCGCCCCCTCAGCCCCCGGAACGAGCTGCTTGGTTATCGTCCCCTGCGCCCCCTCCATGGAGGGAACCAAAGACACATACGCCGTCGCCAGCTCAACCGCATCCGCCACGATCCACCGCCCTTACTTGGTGTTATTCCACCAATCGTCGAAATCCTTGACCGGAATCGGGGCCCGCCCGAACTTCTTCTCGCCGGTTTCCTGCCCCGGCCGCTTGACCCGCTTCGGCTTCGGAGCCGACTTCTTGCCCTGCCGCTGCCAGTTGGCAGCCGCCAGCAGATCAACCATGGTCGCCGCCAGGTCCGCGAGGACCTGCCCGGACGCCCACGCCGCGAGCTCCGGACTCAGAGCCCGGACCAACGCAGACGAAGGCCCCGCCTGCCGGACAATCACCAGGAGATCCCGCCACGACAAAGCCGGCGTCCCGAGATCCTCGAGACGCCGGCCCATGACCAGCAGGTCGTACTCAATAGCCTCGCCGTGGTCCTCTAGGAGGACGGCGAGGCTGCAGATTCCCCCACAGTGACTCCGGACGCCTCCTGCCATGCCTTGAGCAGGGCCCCGAGCTGTTCAGAGTCCAGGGAGTCAGTGACGCCCGGCGAGTACTTCTCGAGCAGCTCGAGCTGCAGCGTCCCGAGCTGCTCGAGCTCCGCCGGAGAAGGCTCCCGCCCGGCATCTTGAGCCGCGGCAATCGGACGCGCCGCCGTCGCCATTTTGCTCCGCAGCCCCAGCGGCAGGAACTTCATCAGCGGCAGCGTCCGAGCCTTCCGCTCGCCCGGAACCTTGAACTCGAACTGGTTTTGTTTGATCGACGCCTTCGACGCCGGAACCTCAAAAGTCATTTGCGGGACCTCTCAGTAATGAACGCGGGGCCGGAATGAAAGAAAGGTGGGACGGCCGAGGCCCCGCAGCCAAGCCGCCCCACCAGTAAAGCCACGGACTACGCGGTGAAAACACCGTCGTCCGTGTAGACGTAGACGTGCACGCCGGAGGAATCCGGGTACGTCGTCAGAGTGCAAGGCCAGGTGATCGCGCCCGTTCGAGTGAACGACACCTCGCCGGTATCCGTGATCTGACCGTCCGGCACAACCACCAGAACCCGGTTGTCGCCGTCCTTGATCTTGAACACCCAGGACTTCCGCGGCAGCTCCGCAGCCTTGAGCTGTGCAGCCAGCTGCTTGCCCGACGTCGGAGTGGCAGCCGTAACCGTCACGTTGTCGTCGCCGAAGTAGTTCTTCAGGCTCGCCTCGTTGGTTTCGAGGTGAGCCCACGCGATCGACGCCCCGAACTCGGAAAGAATGTTCCGGACGATAGCCCCGGACCAGTCCCGAATCGTCTCCGTGGACCGCTCCGGAGTCAGGTTCATCCCGTCCGCCGAAATGTAGCCGGAATCGTCGAACGCCGGATCGACCACCTCGAGCGCATCGGTAGGCAGGGTGGTCCCCAGCGGAGCCGACAGAATCGGGCCCGTAGTCAGCTGATCAGGAGCACCCGTCAGCACATTGGAATTTTCAACGCTCATTTTTTGCCCCTCTCAGGCATGATTTACGACGCCCGGACTATCTGCCCGCGCAACGACACCGCATAGGTAGCGGAGTACCTCGCCCGGCCCGTAACAGGGTCCGGATCGTTGTAAAAGCTGTAGGTCTGCACCCTCGAGCACGTAACCCCAGCCATGGACCCGAGCAGCTCAGCCGCCCGGATCAGCGCCCCGGCCCGCCGCGCAATATCGCACGCCCGGATCTCCTCACCAGGAGCCGCCGCCCACGCCGTCAGCGTCAGTTGGTGGACGTCCACAATTTGGTCCCGAGGATTGAACCCGGTAAGCCGGACCACCACGGCTTCCGCCGGAGGCTCGTACCCCTCAGCCGCCGCCGGCAGGCTGCCGACCACGGCCACGTCCTCAAACCCGGCCTCGGAGCCCAGCGCCGCCGCCAGGTATTGAATCGCCGCCGACTCACCGTCCGCCGGCTCGACAACCTCAACCACGGCCGGCCCCTATCGCCCGAGTGAGCGTCTTATCGACCGCCTCAGATTTGGCAGCCTCCCGAGTCTCCGTCGCGACGGTAACGCGGGCCCTGTTGGCACCCACCCCGGTACGCACCCCGACGCCCTCACCCGCCGCGGCCGCGATCGCTTCCCCGCGCCGCGCGAGATCCGCAACCACCGCCTGCGAGCGGAGGATCGCCCGGAACCCGGCCGACTTGAACACAATCCGCGTAACTTTTGAGCCCATGCCCATCACTTCCAATCAATGAGGAACAGCCCCACATGGTCCAGAGCGCCGGTCGGCGACTCCCACGGCAGCGGCTCGCCGTCCACCGCGTATAGACGGCCCCGGTACTCCACCCCGTCCGAGGACTCCACCACGACCCCCGGAGGAGCGAGGACGGTAAAGCGGATCGTCGCCGTAGTCCGGCCAGGCTGCACCAGCTCCGGAGACGCCCCAGGCTGCACGCTGCAGCCAGGAACGACCGTCCGCGCCGCAGCGTCCCCGTAGTCCGGCTTCCGGACCCCGCGCCCGTCAGTGACCCACGCGGGCCGGACGACCGTTATCTGTTGAGTTGCGAACGACGGCAGCACGGCCGGCCCCCTAAATCTTGAACGGAGCGAGGACCTCGAGGTCCCGCTGCAGCAGCGACAGCCCGCCGGCCACACCAGGAGCCGTCGTCGCCCACGAGATAGACACGGTGCCCGCCTGCTCGCGGGTGGCACCCATCGGAGACGCGAGAGCGTTGGCGGTGACCTGCTTGACTATCTGCCGGACGTCCTCGACGTCCGCCAGATCGAACCCATGCCGGACCCGGACGGACACGGCCCCGAACCTCGAGGACCACCACCCGGACCGCAGCTCGAGCATGCCCAGTCGCAACGACGGATCGACGTCGGCGAGATCCACAACCGTCCCGCCGTTATCCACAGACACGACGGACACCAGCCGGCCAGTAGGCAGCGACAGCAGCCGCCCGCCCGGACCGTCCCCGACCAGAGTCTCCTCAAGCACCGGAGCGATATGCCAGCCGGCATACCGCCGCAGCCCGGCCGACGCGCCCTTGAGCAGCGGCTCGACTCGAGGGTCCGCCGCGGCGACCTTGCCATTGGTCCAGGTGGAGAACTCCTCCGCCGTCACGAACGCCGGCAGCCGGAACGCATCGACGGCCGGCTCGATAATTTCAGTAGTCACCGCCAGCCCCTTCCGCCGTCGCTACTTGTTCGCCGCTGCAGCCCGCGACTTGTTCGCCGGAGCAGGAGCCGCCTTCTTCTCCTCCGGCACAGCCGCAGGAGCCGGCGAGGTTTTCGCGCCGACCAGATCCTTGTCCGTCAGCCCGTACCGTTTCGCGCCCCGCTCGTCGAGCTTGAGCACGGTGGCCATTTTGTTGACCGTCACGTTGTATTTCTTGAGCGCCACGAGGGCCCCCCTCTCAGGTAGTCAGGGAGGAACGCGGGGCCCCAGCCGCAGCCAGAGCCCCGCGCCCCAATGAGGCAACCGCTACGCGGCGACGTCCGTCTCGACGAACGCGGTCGGGCGAGTGACGCCGAACGCCACCCGCTCCTCAGCCAGCACGGCCACCAGGTTGCGAATGAAGAAGTCCGCGTGGGAATCCGTCATCGTCACCGTGGTCTGCTGCCGGTCCCAAAGGACCGCCTTGGAGAAGTCGCCCACCAGGCCGGTGCCCGCGGCAATGGCCTCGGACTCGAGGACCGGCACGGACCACAGGGTCCGCGGGCCCATGGCGAACGGACCAGCGCCCAGGAACTTGCCCGTACCCGCGCCCTCACGAGCGAGGTCGATCGTCTCGACGTCGACCGGGTTGAGCATCACCGCGTTCGGGACCACACGGCCGACCGTCCGCGCCTTCGTGATCGCACGACGGACCGAGGTGAAGATGTCCGTATCAAACGCCTGCGACTGAATGCCAGCAGTCGAGAGGATGCCCGGCAGGTTCTCGCCCGTACCGTCGCCGGTAAGGATCTGGTTCTCCTCCTCCTCCGCGACGTCCTTGCGCAGCTCGTCGTTGATGAGGCCCTGGAGCTGCCCCGCATCGGCGAGGGCCCGCTTCGTGGCCGGCACCCATTCGGCAATGGTCTTGACCGTCGCCGTTTCGCGCTCGAAGGTCCAGCTGCCTTCCGGCTTGTAACCGCCGCCGGCAGCCCGGACTTCCGCGCCCGTCCCAATGTCATGGGTAGGAGCAGCGGACGTGGTGGCTTCCGCCACCGGAGCCGCGTTATTCGTGTGCGCCGTCTGCCGCACGTACTCCACCGTGTCCGAACCGGTGGTGCGAGTGCTGATGACGTCCCGCAGCGTCAGCGGACGCCGGCCGAGCATCTCGAGGATGCCCGTCTGCTCCGGAGTGACAAAGACGCCGGCCGAAGTTTCATCGGTGCCAGTGAAAAGCGACTTGACCGCAATCGGGTCCGTCTGGAACCGCGCCTTCTCCGGAACCCGCCCGTCCTTGAAAGGAGCCATGGCAGCCTTGAACTCGAGCGAGTCCACGACCTCGAAGCCCAGGCTCTTGAGGTGACGCATAGCCCGCGCCGTCTCCTTCTGCCCGTCGAGATCCGCGGCCGCAGCCGGCCCGATCTCGTCAGCCAGGGCCCGAGCGTCCGCGAGGATCGCCTCGTCAGCCTTCGCGGTCCGGAGCTGCTCGAGGAGATCCCGGCCCTTGAGCATGTCCGCGTCATAATCGGAACGCTCCTGAGCCGTCAGCTCGCGGGACTCGCCCGCCGCCTTCTCAGCAATGGCACGTGCACGACCCGCAGCGGCCGCGGCCGCTTCCTGCAGGCTCTTTACTTTGGTAGACATAACGTCCGCCCTTCCGCCCAAAAATTAGGCATAGAAAAAGCCGCCGGCACCCGCCAGCGGCTTGTAGTTGTTTTGAATCGACTAGACGCACTCCGCCGAAATTTCGGCCTCGAGCGCCTCCCATGCCAAGGTTTGAGCGGACGCAACCGCCGGTGGCTCCTCGAGCTTGACGTCGCCGCCCTCGCTCTTGACCTCCGGAGGCACGCTGGCCTTCCCCTCGTCAGTTCCCACCGGCTCAGCACTCGCGAGCACCGCGCCGATAGCCTCATGCGCAGAGCGCAGAGAGTCTAGGTTTTTGGCCGAGATAACCCGGCCCTCTTTCACCGCGCCGGCCAGGACCGCGGCCGCCGCCTTGACGCCGAGCACCTCAGTCTCCTGGTTGGCACCAATCGGGACGACCGACACCTCGTACACCTTGAGCTTGTGGAGGTTGTAGACCTCGAGCCCGTCCTTCTCGCCCCACGACCCGTCGAGCACGTCGTATGCGAAAGACATTTGCGAGATCCGCCGGCCCTTGAGCAGCCGGTACGTCGCCACGCCCTTCGGAGTCTCGAGATCCAGCTGAGCCCGGACCCGCAGGCCCTTCTCGTCCTCAACCGCCGAGATCACGTGCCCGATGTTGTACTCGGGATCGCTCATGTTGTGCCCGAACAGCACCGGCAGGAAATCCCCCGAGTCTGCCCAGTCCTTCAGAGTGTCCGCGAAGGCCCCCGGCTGCACGACGTCCCCGTAAGAATCGACATTGCCGAACACCGACGCATACGCCTCGAACTGTCCGTCCTCGAGCCCGTCAGCCGGACCAGCCTTGAGCTGGACCCGCATGTTTTTTACATGCACAATTTCCGCCCCCTTGAGGCTCGTAGTTATTCGATGGAAACGTCGACTGTGCACTCACAGCCGGCAACCTCGTCGGGGCCCATGACCGGATCGCCCGGCCAGTTCAGCCCGTTCGAGAACGTGGAATCAATCGGCACCGTTTCCCCATCCATAGCGGCATGGGAAGCCCGAGGATCACCCGAGGTGGTCCGCCAGGTTTTCACCGTCCGGTCCCGCGCGAGCTGCCGGCCGGCCTCAGTCAGCGCAAAAGCGCCGACCGTCGCCGCCAGGGCCCGCCCAGCAGATCCGGACCGCTGCCCCTCAGCCGCCTCGAAAACGGATGCGGGCCCCGGAGCATCCTCCGACTCGTCCGCGACCGCCTCCTCGAGCTGGGAACGAGTCGCCTCGTTCACCCACTCAGCCCGAGACGCCGCCACCGCCTTGAGGAACTCGAGCGTCCGGTCCACGTCGTAAGACGTCGGATCGAACCCGAGCGCCTCCGCCTGCTTGGAACCGAGCGCCGAGCTCATCGACAGCGACAGCGCAAACAGGTCGTCCGCGAGCTCGCCGTTCCAGCGGTCCGCGTCCCACCAGGCACCGCCGGCACCGATCGCCGACAGCACGACCGCCTTCTGCCGCTTGAAGAAGTTTTCAAACAGCGCCACGGCCGCAGCCTTCTGGGAATCCGTCAGCCCCGGCCCCTTGACCAGAACCCAGTCGTTCGCCTTGACCTCCCGCCGAGGAGCTGCAGCGGCACCGGCCAGCGGAGGAGCGGAATCTTGCGGCGACGCCTGCCCGCCCTCGATCACGTTCAGCGGCACGATTAGCTCGTCCCCGCCCTCAATCGCCGGCAGATTACGCATGGCCCGCGCCTCGTTCCGAGTCATCCACGGTCCGCCCGTCGCCGCCTGCAGTTGCGCCGCCTGCTCCTCAAAGGAGCCCCGCAGCTTCTCCTCGAGGTTGAACTCGAGATACAGGTCCGCCGTATCCTCGAACTCGGGGAGGAGCTGCAGCATAAGCTCCTGCGAGATCATCGACAGCCAGGGCCCCAGAGTGTCCTGGTACAGGTGTTTGTGCTGCTCCTTGATGTTGGAGAACGTCGCCGACTCCATGATGCCCACCATGGTTGGCGGGATGAAGTACGCCGCGGCGACCTCCTCCCGCGCCAGCTTGCGCACCTCGACGTACTGCAGATCCCGCGCCGAGTGGCTCGCCGGCACAAACTTCATGCCGTCCTCGAGAATCGGAGTGCCGCCGGCCTCCGGACCGCCGCCGGAATACTGTGCACGCCAGGACTGCCGGAACCGATCGCGAGCGACGTCCGACCATGCCTGCTGCCCAGGTTGCGGAGCCGGCCGCTCGAGATAGCCCGACGCCCGCGCCCCGTTGCGGAGAGTCTGCTCCCGCATCCGGCCGGCCTCGTACTCCTCCGCCAGGACCCGCCGCAGCGACTCGAGCGGAGACGTCCCCGCGAGATCGCCCTCCGGAGCGTAGCCGCGGAAGTTCACGATTTGGTCCGCCGGTATTTTCTTGACCCCGGTGGAACCGTGGAGCTCGAAATGGTCCGGACCGAACCAGGTCCCCTGCTTCGGGACCACGGACGCCGCCGGCAGCCGGACCACCCAAAAGCCGCCGCCGACCGCCTTGAGCTTGAGCCAGTAAGCCCGGTCGAAAATCGCGAGGTCCCGGACCGTGCCGTCCATCATCCGGTAGAACGTCGTGCCGATATTCGGACGCCCGAGCAGCCGCGCCAGGGGATGATCCGTGACCCGCTCGCGATCGTTGTCGCCCTTGCGCCGGAACAGGTGGAGCCCGAGGGACGCGATATTCCGCCCCAAGAAGTCCACCACGGTCCGCACCGAACCATGCCCGCGCCAGATCGCCGCGTAATCCGGCGAGTAGTCATCGGCCAGCGTCATACCGTTTCGGACGCCGGCAATCCCCTGCACGCTCAGAGTCCGGAGCGCACCGTCTGAAATGACAAAAGCCACAACGGGCCCCCCTTCCTAGAGTGCTTGGATGAAATCAACCTGGACCGCTTGCACCACGGCCTCGCCGTCTATCGCCGCCGGCTCGTTGCCCTGCTCGAGGAGAACCGCGTTCCGGAGGAACAGCAACGGCCCGTCCTGCCGGACCAGCACCCCGTCCACCGCCCGGCCACTCTTGAGATTGACCACACACCGCCGAGCGACAACCACCCGCCACGGATCAGCAGGAATCGGGGCCGGAGCCGCCGCAGCGGCAGCCGCCGACGCCTCAGCCTGCCGGCGGATCTCCCGCGACTTGCCCACCTCACGCACGAGCAAGACCATCAGGCCCACCATGACCACCAGCAGCACCACTGCCACAATTTCCAGCACGGCCAGAACCTTCCCTAGACGACCATCAAATCCCCGGACTCATAAGCCGATTCGGCGACCAGCGCCACCGGCTGCAGCACGTCCCACGCCGCGCCGGACACCGCCATGAGCGGAGCCGCACCATACGGCGAGCCCTGCCTGTTCCAGGCCCACGCATCACCCAGCGGCTTCGTGACCGCCGTACCCGCCGCGAGATCCAACACCGGCTGCGGCAGGTGCCAGATCCGCACCGGCCGGTCCGCCTCAGTCTCGCCGGCCTCCGGATCAGGCACCCAGACATGCGCCCGGATGCCGTCGTAAAATTTGCCGCACGCCACCCCGAGGTCCGGCCCGCCCCACTTGACCACCGTCAGGAACGGGATTTCCTCGAGGTCCTCGAGCAGCGCCGTCACCGGAGCGCCCCGCTCCTGCACGACAACACGCATCGGCCGAGTTTCGGATGCCCGCGACTTGAACCAGTCCACGACCCAGCCGAGCCCGTACCTCGACGCGATAACCTCGACGTGCACGTCCCCGTCAGCCCGCCGGCCACCCGCCGCGATAAACGACCTAGACCGGTCGTGCTCAGTGTCCACGCAGTAAGTAACCGGAGCCGGCCCCGGAATCTCAGACCGGACATCGGTGCCGGCCTCCCAAGATCCGGAGGGAAACGGGCCCTCAGTTACGCCGTCGTTCCACTGACACAGGACCTCAGTCCGGAAAACCCATTCGGGGTCCGTCTTACGCGCCGACGCGATCGCCCGCTCGGTAATGGAGTACCCGAGCGAGGGATTCGCCGCCGCCCAGCCGTCCCGATCATCCAGGCTGCAGCCAGGAGGAGCCGACCACTCGAAAATCCCGAGGCTATCGTCCTCGAGCTCCTCGAGCTGCTCCTCGAGATCCTCCGGCACCTCGACCAGGAGCTGGACGTTCAGCCCGTCCGAGTTGATCCCGTCCGGATCGCCCAACGACGCGTGCGCCATTTTCCGCAGGTACCGGAGCACGATGCTCGAGGCATCCCCCGCATTGGACAGCGCCAGGATCAACGCCATGGCCCGCGCCATGGTTGTCTTTGTGATAGCGCCCCAAGCGTCCCAGCTCTGATGCTCGCGCAGCTCATCCAGCAGGATCAGATCCCCGGACAGGCCACGGCCACCGCGCCGGCTCGCCGTCTGCACCTTGTACCGCTCGCCCGTCTTGAGATCCAGCGACTTTTTGCCGTTCGTCTGGTTGACCTTCTTGATCTCGTCCGCGAGCTCCTCGCACTCCTCCGCGATCTCGACAGCGCCGGCCCAAACCTCCTCGGCAATGTCCAGGTTTTGAGCCGTCCCGATAACAAGACGGGCCCCGCGCAGGTACATGAAGAACAGCGCCAGCACTTGAGCCAGCGTCGACTTGCCATTCTGCCGAGCCACCAGCAGGACCACCGTCCGGAACCGGAACGTGTCATCCGGCAGCAGCTCGAGCGCGTGGATCAAAAACCACTTCTGCCAGGGGAACAGCTCGAGGCCCAGCACCTCCTCCGCAAACGTGATGCAGGCAAAGCCCGCCGACGTCCGAGGAGTCAGCTTCCGCAGCGGCGGAGTGTAGATACGCGGGACCTCATGCCCGAGGAGCTTAGGCCCCGCGCCGGCCCGACTTTTTCCCGCCCTCGAGCGCCCGGAGTTGCGCGAGCTTGCCACCGCCGCCTTCTTTCTTCTCCGGCAGCCGCGCCCGCCCCGAAGGAGTCAAGCCCAACTGCTCGCAAGCCTTGAAGTACAGGGCAGCCGTCACGTTATCGAACCGCCCATCGATCACCGGGAAGTCGGGATCGTCCATGCGCTCAGCCAGCGTCAGCAGCACAGCGCAAGCGCCCTCGTCCGCATCCGTCACCACGCCGGACCGCTTAGCCGCCTGGATCGACTCGTTCGTCGTCTCCCAAATATCCATGGCCTCAGTACCCCACCAACGGCCCGCCGGAGACAGACAACGACGGCAGCAGCTCCCGCACCAGATCCGCGCTCGTCCCAATCGGCACGAAAACCCGGTCGAACGACATGCCCCGGTGCGAGGAGCGGAACGACCGGAACACGATGGAACCGCCGCCGGCAAAGTCGATCGAGTGCGCCCCGTTCAACCGCCGCACCGTAACGGCCGGCTCGCCCTCGACCAGATCCGCGAGCCGCCCGCAAATCTCCTGAGCCGCCGGCAACGTCGCCGCCACCACCGCGACCCGCTGCCCCTCACGCGCCGCAGCAACCGCCCGGCCCTTGTGCTCGTCATGCATGACCGTTTTTCCTAACCGTCTATAGCCGATTGACTCGAAACTCATCCCGCGCGCCCGCGCGCGCGACCCCACCCCTCAACGCCGGGGGGAGTTTTCCAC